TAAATTAATAAAGATTGAGCAAAGAATTGAGCTACATGATCTTGCATTTCTAACATAGGATCATCTAATATTTCTAAAAACTCAAACGGTTGATTTTTAGCATATACTAATATATCTCTTTTAAGCTCAGGTATAGACATTTTATCTACAGCTGCACCTAAAAATACTCTACATACAGTAAGAAGTTTTTCGGTTTCTAATTCTCTGGCTAAAATTTGTGCATCTAGTTCTGCCTCAACATATTCTAATTGATCAGCAGCATCTTGTTTTTTATTTATTTCGTAAAAGATTGTGCCGTTACCAGGGTGTAGATGTAAAAATTTTTGTAGAACTTGATTTTGTTTTTGAACAACTAGCATTCCATCTTCAAATACTATAGGTTCTAATATTGCATTTCCATCTTGCTCATCTTCAAACGGGCTTTTTTGATTTCTTGCATAACGCAGAGGTCTGTTAACTCCTGTGTCTTCATCAAAGTGTAATAATGGGGATCTTCTGTTGTGGCGTGAGGCTAACATAAAAGCTAAGGGTCTTTTATTACTCACAAGTCTATAGACTTTATTTTCAAATATTTGTTTCATTTTATTTAATTTTAATTTAAGTTAAAAGAAAGGGGGGAGTTTATCCCCCCTATTCTAAGTAATTATACTACCTGCTTATTGCTGGAATATAAAGAAGTTATTCGCTCCTAAAGTACATACAGCTCTTTCAGATAAGAAGTTTACTGTCATAGCATCAGTCGTATTTGTTCTTGCACCACCAGCAGAACCAGTAATCCAAGTTTTATAACGTCTGTCTTCTGTTTCTGAAGCTCTATATCTTACATGAAGGAATGGTCTCTTTGCATTCTTTCCTAAGATTTGGTCATATACAGTAGTTGAACCAGCTGGAACCATAAGTCCATTAACTCGTCCTCCTTCTATATCACCTCTCATTGTAGGATCGTTTAGGTATTTCCAGTCAGACTTGTAGAAGTCATATCCTCTACGGAATCCTGTGAAACCTAAATTTAAAGCCATTTCTTTATCATTATCAAAAAGACCATATGAAGTACCACCAGCTCCGTAAGAGTTTTGTGCTGCTAACATATCATCAATGTCAAATGAGAAATTTCTATTTACAAAAAGAACATTTTCTTCGATAGAACCTTGTCTGTCTAATCTTTGAATTACAGAATCAAAACCTGCTAGAGTAACTGGGTTACCACCACTCCATACGTTTCCTCTGTTTTCAACTGCCCAGAAAATTCCATCAGATCCAGATTGGTTTGCAACTGATAAACCAACACCTGTATTTTGAATAAAATCTCCAGCACCAGAAGCTGCGTCTGCTGGTACAGTTTCTACCATTGCAGTTTCTAAATAATCTTCAAAACGCATTCTAGTTTCGTGCTCTGATTTTAAATACCATAGGTATCCGTTTGCTCCATTTTCAGTTGTAACTTCAATCCAACCAATTTGAGCCATATCAGAACCATTTACTGTATACTGATCTTTAATAATAATAGGCTTGTTATCAAAAATAAAATCTTGAGATTCGTTAGAACCAACCATTCCATTCGTTCCTTTCGCAAATTCAGATCCATAGATAAACATAGAAGCTGTATTTGCTGCTCCTGCCCACGCTTGTCCAGTAGCCTCATAGTATCCAACTGTGAATACGTTTGGTGCTGCTGCTGTAGGTGCTACTGTTACGATAGCTTTGTTAGATAAAGTCGTTCCATTTGTTTCAAGTGAAATCATAACCGTCTGACCAACTCTTATTGCTGCAAAACCATTTGCTGGTGCAGAAGATGCTGGTGGAGAAGGTGGATTTACTTGTGCTAAAGGAATAGTCCATACTGCATTGTCAGCTCCTGCTGCTGCTGGAGTTGTCATTGCTGTATACTTACTATGTAATCTTCCTTGTTCTGCCCACTTTATCAAATCTGAGTTAGTTGGCATTTCAGCTCCTACCATTCTTAAGAATGATGCAACTGATCTATTTCCATAACGCTCAAATTCTTTCTCATAAGTATCTGGTAGATACTGACTTAGAAAGTCAAAGTTTGTTATGTAGTTTGTTCTTGTGGCTACTTGCTGAGCACTTGGCTGCAAGTCAAAGCCAGGGACTGCTTGTACTGACATAATTAATTGTTTTTAAAATTTATACTCGTTTTATACTTCTAATTTTGAGTCCTCTTCCATTATCATTAGATTTTACTGCTCGTATGGTTCTACCGTCTCTTGTTACGCTTTGTTGTGCTTGTCTAATATCCATATTAATGTTTTTTGATTTTTTTGAAACATTGTCTACAGTATCGGACACACCTTGGTCGTAAAAAAACTTCGCATACTTTTCTGGATTCATTGCCATAGATATTGCTTTATGGTAACCAGCTGCATCTGTCATCAAACCATCTTTGTCCATAAATTTATTTAAAAATGTATTGACATCTGATTGCTTGTTTTTTAATTCAGCTGAATCTCCAGGCTTAAAAGTAAAATTCTTTTCCCCTACATTGAACTCAAAACCTTTGAACTCATTGCTGAAAACCTCATCGGTTTTCTTGAGAAAATAATCGTATCTTTTAGCATTAGCCTCTTTTGCATTATTAGATTCCTCGATGTAACTTTTATAAGCATTTAAACTTTCTTTGTCTGTGTCAGATAATCCACTCCCACTTGACTCAAGAGGAATTTTATATTTATCTTTCTGTTCATTGAAATATTTTTTTGCTTTCGCAAGTTCTCTTTTTTTAGCTAAATTTAATTTCTTAATAGTTTTTGGTTCATCTATCTCTTCATCATAACCAAAGTTATCATCAATTAAATCTTGAATATCAACAGCATCTAAACCTTCTTCAGTTGCATTGTAATATTCAGCTAATAGTTGATCAGAGTCCATAGTACCAAAGTCTTTTTGTAATTTATAAAAGTCTTCAATACCACGCCCTGTTTCTTTTTTAAACTCCATATATGCAGAAACATCTTCTGGTAATTCTATGTTTGCATCTTTTTGTGCAAACAATTCATCAACAGATGATATCTCTTTATCATACCTGTTTTTAATATATTTAAGAACGTCTTCGTCATTTAACTCTGACGATAGAGTTGTTTCTGGTTCAGCAATTTCCTCTTCAGTAGCTGGTGTTTCCTGATTAACAGGAACATTTATTTTTTCTGTTTCATCAACTTTTTCAACATTTTCAAACTTTTCTTCATGCTTTTCTAAAAGTTCTTTTTCAATTTGTTGTGTTGACTTTTCTTCTTTTGTAACTTCTTTTACTTTAATTTCCATTTTATTTAATTTAATTTATACAAAGTTAATAATTATAAGACACCTTTTTTAAGGTTATCTTGGATCAAACTCAGCCATATCAAAACCATCTAAACTATCTTCATTAGACTCGAAAGTTATAGGAGGTAAGTTGTTTTTTCTCTGAGTAATCATCTGAGACTGCTGAGTAGACTGTTGAGTAATTCTTTTATCTTTAGCTTTCTCTCTATTTTGTTCTCTATTATTTATCTGCTGTTCCTCTCTTCCTTTTAATTGCATTTGGAATTGGAATTCAGTTAACATTAATTGCTCTTTTAATGCAGCCTCGTTTTTAAGCTTTTCTATTTCAAAACCAATCTCTGCTTGCTTAACTTGCATTTTAGATTGAGTCTCCATTTGAATTTTTTGCATTTGAATTTGAGCAGCAGCTTGTTGAGATTGCATATTATTTTGTTGTTGCATTTGCATCTCAGTAGCTTTTTGCTGTTGTTCTTGTTTTTGTTTTTGCTTACGCTTTACTTTTAATAACTGATTAGCCATTTTGATATTTTTAATTTCTCTTATATCAATAGCATCCTCAAGATCTATTCCACCTTTTGATAAAGCCATCTGAATGTTTTGCTCTAACATTGCTTTTTGTTCTGCGTCTGGCGACATTTCAATAAATATACCAAAGTCATATAAGTATAAATTTTTAATATCTTCTAATAACCCTATATTGTATTTACCTATTTGCATTGCAAACTCATCAGCAAAATCAGAATACTCTAATACATCAGCTGTTCTTATTGATAATGCTTCGGCTAGTGTTTGTGTTAGAAACAAACTACCCTCTAAAATATGTCTTGTTGCAGTATTAGAATTTAGTGCAGCTAATTTTTGCACTCCTACTAAAGAGTATGCATCAGGCGTAGAACCATCTCGTGCTTCATTTAGCCCAGTAACTTGCCTAATCATATCTAGATAATGATTATAATTACCGATTAACATTTGCATTTTTTGCGAACCACTAGATGAGGTTAGCTGTGTAATAGGAACTCTTGCTTGATTAAAATCACCGTCTTGAGTATAGCTTCTTCCAACAACACTACCAGTTTGAAAATATAATCTTAAAGCGTCTGATGGGTCATATGCGTTTCCTGTTCCCAAATCTACTTCATTCATTCCATCAGCATCTATAAACACACCATCTGGAACCACCTTAGATATTACTTGTTGTAGTTTTAAATGAGTTAATTGTATTAAGTCAGCAAACGGTATCATTCTTCTAACTAAAGACTCTATATTACCCTTATACATTCTAGGTGCTGTAGCTACATAATTAGGCATTGCATATTGACTTGCTGACTGAGGTCTAACCATATTTTTAGCCATCTCCCATTTAAGTATAATGTTTGTTCCCATTACCATAACACCTTCATACCAAACGTCAATTCTTTTTTCTACTCTTTCAAACTTACCCTCCTCCATCATTTCTTCTGGTGGATTAAATTGATCATCTTTAGGTACTGTTGTATAATTTCCTTCGGAAGTTTGTTTCTTTTTATAAACAAAACTTTCAGTTGATTTGTAATTAAAATATAAAAGAGTACAAGTATCTCTATAGAACATACTGTTTTCGTACATCTGTGCAACATTATAATAATCATACCATGACTGACTATACTTAGATATTTCTTTCATATCCTCCTGAGTTAAATCAGGATTTATTTTTAAAACTTCTGTTATAGGTATTGTTTTAACTTCTCCCCAATAAAAACAATCTTTAAAGTATGGATCTTCGGTATAGCTATAAACAACATTTGCTGGGTCTACATACTTTACTTTAATACCATCTCCTAACTGAAACTCATGTTTTACCATTGAAACACCTAAAGTCATTAAATCCATATCGCATCTTTTACGAGTCTGGTCATAATGATTTTCATCTAACATTGTATTAATAGCAATTTCATTTGCCATCTCGACAGCTGGCTTGTAATTCATTTGCATATAAAGCTCCATTTCTAAATCACTCTCTGGTAGCTCTTCAGGATTAACCTGAAACACATCCATTCCAAAGTCTTGTTCTATTTGTTTAAATAAAGGTTTTGCTATAACATTTGTCTCAACCATTTGTTGAAACTTACCTCTTTTTTCTGATGACATTGCATCTTGTGCATATGTCTTTATTGTAAACAACCTATCACTCATACCGTTTACAACGATATCTACAAACTTAGGAATAATAGGCACTGGTGTCCAGTCAAGATTTAAATATGATAGGTCACCATCAACAGCTAATTCGTTTTTATATTTTGCAACTGATTGCTCTCCTCTAGCATATAATCTCAATCTATTAAACTCTAACCACTGACTGTAAAACCTACATTGATTGACTCCTTCTTTTCTAAACCACTCGTATTGAATAGCTTGACCTACTTGTAACCCAAACTCTTTAGTTTTTTTTAATGAATCAGGTGCGAATTGATCGGGAAATGATGCTGATTTTATGTCAATAGTTACGTTGTCCATTATCTTATTATTTGACTCAAGGAATTCTTGTTGTTATATCGTGCAAAGTTAATACTTATTTTTGATTTTTGTTTAGATGGTGTATATAAGTGCTTCTGGTTAGCCATGATAGCCAAACCCGAACTAATAGCCGCATCAAACTTTGTTCTATTACTTATGTCAAATTTTGCCCAGTCAATTAAAGTTTTCTGAAATGGCATATCACCAATAGTTTCAGGGTCTCTATAATGACCTTCAAAATCAAACCCTATATACTTTTCTATATAAGACTCAATAGCCGCTGCATGAGATTGCTTTACATCTTCTGAAGTGTTAGGAATACCACCCAATTCTCTTTCTGTTTTTGATAATTTGTTAAATCTTTTATCTGGTCTATTCATACTATAACCTCTATATCCTCTGTTTTTAAAATGATACAATAATCTAGGTTTGTTGTTTTCACACAATATGGGCATTCCATAAAAAACACAAGCCATTAAAACTTCTTCAAAAAATATTTCAGCCGTTTGTGGTCTGGCTATGTATTCTAAAAAAAATGTATTAGAAGGAGCATCATCCATATTGAATTTTGTTAATCCATGTAAGGCACCATTAGAACCTTTACCAACAACTACTCCTGAAATATCATAAGAGTCACAACCAAAAGTTCCTAAGTGTTCGTTAGCTGGATACTTAATACCATTACGAACATTTACTCTGTTTTGTAAACCAACTCCTGGAGTCCAAGATACTAAAAATCTACCACTTTTGTTTGGGCTAAAAATTACCTTAGTATCTTTTACGCCATTCTGCCAAGAAAAAGATCCTCGTGTGATATGTTGACCTAACATTAAAGAGTCATTATAATCAATTTGTTGGTAAATTTTTGTTAAATTAAACAATGACTGTTTGGATTCATCTCTAAAAGCATGAGATTCAGTTCGTGGAAATTGTCTGTAAAATTCATTTAAGGCATCGGGATCATTTGACAAAGAAGATACTTCGTTCTCCCAATAATTTATAGCACCAGTTGTAATGTCTTCTCCGTCAATACCAATAATAGGCTTGTCAGGAGTATGTAAAACAGGCATACCATATTTATCTATATATCCCTCAAAATTCCATTCCATTGGAATAAATAAATTATATAGTCCTGATTTAGTCTGTCCGTTCTGATTTCTTTTTCCTCCATCAGAATCTTCAAATAATTTTTTAAAATTTTCACCACCTTTGTCTAACGCATTTGAAGTAGATCCCATCATACACTTACCTATAACTTTACTACCAAGTCTTAAACAGGTCTTTGTTACCCTCCAGTTATTTAAAATGTTTTCAGGCCTTTCCCACTTCCCGCTTTCATCATGTAATAGGTATTGTAATTTTTCACCATCATAAGAGTTGTCTGATGTATTCTTCCAGTCTATTGTTGTGTCTAATCCGTCAAGCTCCTCAATACCAATGTCATACATATTTTTTTTAGTTATCTTAGACGCAGGAACTCTATAAGCTAATTCTGTTTTTGGCTTGTCCATACCATCTTGAATAGGCTTAAAAAAGAACGGATAGTTGTTAGATATTGGAACCACTTTATCAGTAAACATTTTTTTAGCATCGGCCCCTGTTTTAGATAGTATACCAATACGAGCATCTCTTGTTATTGTTGCCTGATTAACTCCTTCTGAAGAACTCATAAATGAAAATCCTGACCGTCTTATTTTTAAATAACACATTCCAAAACTTCTTTTGTCTGCCTTACAGGCTTCCCAGAATAAATAAAAAATCCTGTTTGCTTCTCTAAAGTCTGGATTACCAACATCAATCTTAGTCCACTGTAAATACATATAATGCGTTCCTGTAATGTAAGTAGGAACTCCGTTATTTTTAAACCAATGCCCCTGTTCTCTTTTATCAAATTCGCTTTCTATATAATCTACCCATTCTGATTTAAAATGCGGTGGTGCTTCATGCCATTGAAAAATAGTCTGTATTCTTTTTAATATTTTAGGTATTAGAGTTACCACCCAAGTTTGATCTTCTTTTTTTTCTTTATCATTAATAAATTTTACAGGAGCTTTAGGTAGTCCTATTTTTATATTACTTACTTCATAAACCTCACCAAGAGTTCCGTCTTTTGAAATAATAATTACATCATACTTTTCGTTATACCCATACAACCAGGTTTTAGCCCTGTTTTTTGTGGACAATACATTTTTAGGTATGTAGTTTTTTAATACCCTGTAAATACTATTTTGATCTTGATTCTGCAAATCCTTTAGGTGTTGTGTTTTTGGTTTCAGTTGTTATTCCCTCAAGTAAGTTTCTTTCTTCTTCTATTTTTTTAACTATTTCAAACGCATCCATTATACAAAGTTTTTTAGTGGCAGCTGCATTTTTTAATCTATCAGCGGCTAATTCATCTTCGGCATCAAACTTAATAATATCTTCTTTAGCTACCTTAACTAATTGTTTTACAGCCTTTTCTCCAGCTTCTATTATTTGTAACTTTAATTCTTTATTCATTTAATATAGTTGTTAAATTATTAGTAAACATTCGATAAAGCAATTCGCCATCTACAGTAAATTCATATTCGCTTTCAGGTTGATACACAACAACATCACCAACTGAAAAACCTAAAGATATCAATTCTTCGTTAATATATTTTACTGTTCCTTGCAGCCTTTCATATTTAGCACCCTTTTCTAAAAACGCTTTTTTAGCTAACAGAGGTTTTATAAAACAATACTTACCATGAGACTTCCATCCATCTTTATTTTTAAATAAAAAAAATTGATCATACTCTACAAAAAACAAGTTGTCTTTAAAAAAACTTCTTCCGCTTTTACGTCTACCATACATATCATTATAAAACTTAAATACATTATGATGAACTAAAAGAGTATCACCTATTTGCACTTCACCTTTATAATTCAAAGGTAGTTCTTTTACTATTCCAAATCGATTTGATGCTTTATGGTCTTCTTCAGATACGCTAGTTATAAACTGTGTGTCACCAAATTCTTTTATATTATCATATCTCCTGTTGTTTACAGGCTCTACAATAAACGAGTGCACCGACCTCATTAAAAGTTTATGTTGTATTCTAAAGTTATTGGAAGCGTATACAAAAACTCTTTCCATATTAAAACTTCTTGATCTTTAATAACCCAAAGTTTATATGACTGCGTCTTTTCGTTAGCTTGTATTAAATGTATTTTATAGTCTCCACCTAATACGGGTTGATTTACTATATAGTGCATAGATCCTGATTTATAATCAGAACCAACTGAAATTTTTCTAATATCCATTTTATTTTATTTTTTTTCTTCTACTAAACCTTTATTAATCTCCTTTGTTATTTCTTCAACAATATGTAGTGTACTTATTGGTAAAGAATTTAATAGTCGGTTAATATTTTTAATAGAGTCTTCATTTAATTCAACTTTCATTTAATTTAATTTAATTTATGCAGCATACATTGGAATCTTATAATCTGTTCCATTTATTTTTACTGTCCATGTTGTAGTAGTTATTGCTGGTGTTGCAACAATTACAGTACCTACAGCATTTGAAGATGATCCAATAGCAAATTGATTTGCATCAGTTGTAGTTGCTCCAGCACCTAATGCTACGCCACCTACAAATTTAGATGAAGCACCATTTCCAATAGCAATACCATCGTCTTTTGATCCTCCTGCATCTCCTGCTGTTGCATCAGTACCTATTGCAATAGAGTCAGAACCTTCAGCTAACGATCTTGTTCCAATAGCAACTGTACCGCCGCTTATAGTTGATCCAGTTGTTCCTGCGGATCTATAACCAATAGCAATATTTCCCTGTCCAGATCTATTTATATTTTGGTAAACACCAGCATCACCTTCAGACTCGACTCCTATTGCAATACCATATGTAGAGGTATTATAAGTTTCTGTTTCTACAGTTGAATTACCTATAGAAGCTCCATACCCTATAGCAATTTGACCCTCTCTTGCACTAGCACCTCCATTACCCATAGCTGAATTACCTATAGCTACATGATCTTTACTATTTCCACTAGAACGGAAATTATTATTACCTTTGGCACAACCAGCGCCAATATATACACCGTTACCCTCGCCTGTAGTAGCTGTTGATGCTTTGAACTTTTTTGCATTTGCTCCTATTGCAACGTCACCTAAATTTTCTTCATGCTTAAAAGTAGCGTCTCCTAACATTGCAGATAAACCAATTATAACTCTTGATTGACTATTAGTTTGTGCAGGATCATTTGTTGGATTGCCTAAATATCTACCCGCAAGACTTCCAATTATAATATCGCCAGCTGGTAATGCGTTCTGAGCAGCAAGATTTCCTATAACTACATTACCACCTGCACCAGTTGAAGTCTCAAGAGCCTGTCGCCCAATAGCAATATTAAGTGAACCTGTTTGATTACTAAAATTGGCTCGTTCTCCTATACTTGTATTTTGAAATCCTGTAGTTAATGATAGGTTAGCATCCTGACCTATCCCTATATTATCCTCACAAAGCACATCAGAATAGTCCCAGTTAGTACCTCTAGCCCCTATTTTTATATTAGTTGTTGTATTTGACACTAACCCAAGAGTATGTCCTCCCATAACCAAAAGGCTAATACCATTGAAGGGTTGTAATGCTCCTATTGTTCCAGCCCCTATTTTTAAAATTGGATCAGTAAAAGTACCAACTCCTGTAGATACTATTTCTTCAATATCACTAGAATATAATGTTATGTTGTTTTCAAAACGTCCTAAGTTTCTTATATTCCAACTTGAAGATGTAGAATATACATCTTTTCCTGACAATCCTCTCCATGTTGTTGTTACTGTATCTGTTGTACCAACAGACGCAACTGTTAGGACTGCTAAAGAAGTTCCAAAGTCTACCGTAAGAGTATCTCCTACTGTCCAATCTTTACCACCCCCATATACCGAAGCACCTGTTATACCACCCGTTGCGTCTACACTTATAACTCTTGCTATAAGGCCTGTAGCTGTTCCGATTGAAACACTTGCCGCAGTTGTAGGGTAATAGTTATTTGCAACATATCCTGAGCCTGTTCCAGATACAAATGTTACAGTTAAAGCATTGTTAGTTCCAACTACTGAATTTGCACCGCCAGACAAGTTTAAAGTTGCTCCAGTAGCATTAATAGTAATAGTTCTTGTTCCAGGAGTGCTTACCGTACTTATACCAGTTCCTCCAATAATATTTACTGTTTCTGCATCAGCTACTGTTCCAGGCCCACCAGAGTCTCCATCAATATTCCATGACGTCATATTACCTCCTGCTGCTTGAGCCACCCACTCCATATAACCACCACTAGCACTATTAAAGGCAAGAACCTGTCCTGCTGTAGCTACCGATGGCGCTGCCGTTGTTCCTAAAACAAATGCATTATTTGTAGTTCCGTTTCCGTTTTGTATTGTTAAAGCTGTGTTTAGTAAAGTTGCTCCAACTGTTGCAACTTCCTGTATAGTAGGCGTTTCTGTGCTTAATGTTATTCCTAGACCACTAACAGCAGATGTTGTTCTTAAGTATGTAGATGTTGCAGCTTGTTCTGAGAATGTAAATGACCCACTTGTAGTAATTGCCGTTCCAACCGTAGCTGTTGAGTCTGTTAAAGATATACTTTGTACACTTCCAGTACCAGAACCAGTAAAGTTTAGCTCTATATTGTTACTTCCTGCGTTAGTAAACACAGCACCTCCGCCTCCTTGTAATGTAAACGAACTAGAATTAGTCCCATCTGAATTTGTTACAGTTATTAAGTTTCCTGCATTAGTTACAGCTAAATCCCAGTCAGCTCCTTTAGGAGTTGAAAATCTACCTGTTTGATCATAGTAAGTT